GATACCAGCGCACCCGGTGACCGAAGTAGCTCGGATCGAAAAACTGACAGCGATCCGTCAGAATATGCTCAGCGGCGGTAGCCATCAGGCGTTGATTTTAATCTGGACCGTCTGGGACGCGGAATCAGCCGTTGCAAAAACGATCCCCGCCTCGGCGTCTCCCGTGTCGGTCGCGGCGGATGCGGTAATCGCTCCGGTACCGGTGTCTCCACCGACCGGATCACCGTCCCCGTCCCAGTAGACGTCAGCTCCGATTGAAGACAACGCCTCAGCCTTTTTGGGAAGCTCCCACACCCCTTCCAGAGCACAGACGCCCGTTCCGCCCTTGCCGATATCGCCCGTTGCAACGGATAGCGTATCCCCGATAATCACCACCGCGCCGGATTCATATTCCGTATCCGTTGCCGCCGTGACCTCGACGAATTTCCCTTCCTGCACATAATTTGTCGCCATAATATCTCCTTACATATCAATCGGTGCCCGTGATCAGTTGCCAGTGGTCAAAAATCAGGTTGTACCCGGATTTTTGAAAAACCCACGATGATCCATCACGCCGGCGCCGAAATCGTGGGAAATGTAAAATGCCATCGCCTGACGATCCGGAACCTCAGACCACTCCGACCTCGGAGCCTGCTGGCCATCGAGATAGGCCACGTTGATCGTATCGATCTGGCTCGGATCAGCGACGAGGTACCATGCTGCCGTCGAATCGTCCGACAACCGAGGATCGGAAATCGGAGTCAACCGATTCTGCCAGGGGTTTACAACCGCTCCGGAATAGTCCTTTTCCGGAAGCGCCGCCGACCGGAGCAAAATCTCCGCGGTCGTTTCGAGCTCCACCGGAAGCAGCACGAACTGAGGCGTCAAATTGAGATACGTACTGCCGTCAACACCGGTTTGGAGCCTCATGTCCTTCCGGGCCGCGCTGAGAGAATCGGAATCCGGAGCGGACTTTTCCGCATCAGTCGTTTCCAAATTCCCATGGTCAGCGTGAAACAGCGCCACGCCGTCGGGCATATCCGGATTGCCGGTAATCAGTGCATACACGATGTCAGACTCTTTGCGCGACGCGGACGCGCCGAAAAGCTCGGGAATCCGGTCAAACGCGCCGAGCCGGTCGTTGACGATCATCTGGCGAGTCAGATAGGTTTTCCGGCCGTAGGATTTGACGTTGTAGCTGACCCGAGTTTCGGAAAAATCGCCGGAGACATATTCCCCGTTTTCCCGGATGAGCTCCAGACTGGGAGCCTCGCTGAGCTGCACCCCATAGATATCCCGGAAATCGTCGGCCGATGTGATCCGGACAAACGGCCGCCACGTGGACGGAGCGTATTCATAAGACCGGCGCAGGGTTGTGTTCATCAGGCTCCCCAGGATGTAGGGGAAATCCGACGTGGACACACCGGACATGGCCCGGCCCGACAGGATCGCCTCGGCCACCTCGCGTTTGGACATGGCATCGACCCGACGGACGCCGCCGCGCCGGAGAATCTCCCTCGCCAGACCCACCAGGGACCTGCCACGGAAATCATCGGCGCCGACAGCCGGCTTTTCGGGAGCCTTCATGAGCCGCAAACGAAACCCATCAATGGCCGCCGCACGGAATTTATCCGTGTCATCCGCCTCGACGTTCACGTCATTGGCGTACCGGCCGGGGCCTACCGGCGGATTCATCTCGGCCATCCGCTCAAAAATCCGAGCGGCCGCGGCATCGACGGTCACGCCGTCGCGGATCAGCTCCCGCGCCAGGTCATCACACCCGGCCACCGCGCACCGTTCCTGAATGGCCGCGATCCGTTCCCGTTCGGCCCGGGTCGCGTCCTCAGCCATCCGTTTCGCCTCGGCCCGCAACTCATCCCGCCAGTTTGAATCGTGCCCGCCGGATTCGTCGGGCGTTGCCGCGCCCTGATCCTTCGTTCTGTTTTCGTTCTCCATTGTGCCCTCCTGTTGATATTGTCGCCCGTACTCAGCCGAGCGGGCTTTTGCCAGGCTATCCGCGCCGATGGGTGTCGCCGAAAGCTCTTTCAGCGTCCACGCCCGGACAACGGACACCGGACCCTCATATTCATTTTCGCCGACAACGGCGGTTTCGCCCTCGGGAACATAGACCCGATCATCGACCCGGTATCCCACGGAGAAATCCGTCAAATGCCCCTCTTGGATTTTTTGAGCCGCCGACCGGCCCTCGGCCGTATCCGACAGCGAAACCGTCGCCTCGATGGCCCGATACCCTCCCGCTTCACCCTCTCCGAAATCGATAGCCGATCCGAGAATGTCGTCAACGGAAAATCGACTGTGAGAATTGAGCAAGGGCACCCGTCCGCCAGCCGGGAGCCTCATACCGTCCACTCGAAGCACCTCATCGATGATATCCAGCCGTTCCCAGTCAAACACCGTCACCGGCTGCTCGGTTGTCGCGACAACACGGACGGACGAGCCGCCATCATCGTTTTTCTGAAAGGTGGCGAGCTCCGCCCGAAATTCCCTGACGTTCAATTTTTGGCTATCCAGTCTGTTCATATCTATCCTCTAACATTGACTCCAGGAGATCCACCGCCGCGTCGATATCCCGCCCGAGCTCTCGCGGATGGGGCTGATCGATATCCTCAGCGCCGCGCCTCCATTCGTTGTATCGGCGTAACCGTGCGATCAGCGCCGCTATATCCGTCGTCGTCGGCATCATCATCTCCGTCGTTGTCGGCTCCGGTATCTGGCTCATTGTCGATATCATCGCCAGATACCGGAGCCGCCGTTGTTAATCCGTATTCGGTCAACAACTCCTTTTCAGCGGCGAGCTCCCCGGCGATCTCTTCCCAATCATGGCCCCGCTGAGCCGCAATGTTTCTCCGGGTGGTGATATGGTTTTCCAGCTCGACCTGGGCCGCCTGCGCGTCAGCTCGCGGGTCAACCCATGCCCAGCCTGGATTCTGCCAGACAACCCGGTCGAGATACGACTCCGGATCAGCCGCGTATCCTGGCATGGCCACGGCTCCGGACAGATAGAGCGCCTCGAAAAACCAACGCGCCACGCCCGCATTCAGAGTGTCGTTCAACAGCCCCTGCTGGCCCTGATAGCCCATCCGCTCTTCCAGCGCTCCGGACCGGGCCGACGCATAGCTCGAATCGGTATAGTTGTTTGAAAACGCCTCAAACGACATCCCAAACCCAACTGATCCGGCCCGTAGAGCGGAATCCACATACGGTTCGTAGGAGTCCCCGGGATAATCGGATTTGGCCACCTGTATTTCAGTCCCGAACGGGAGCCGCTGAATCCGCCCCGCCTCGATATAATCCGGGAGCGCATCCGTGGCAGTATCCCCAAACAGCGGATTTTCCCCACCGACCATCTCGGGGTATTGAGATTTTACAAAAACGCTGAACGCTGACGCCAGACGAGACGATATCCGCGTATTGGCCCTGAATTCGGAGAGATCGTACATCTCAGCCACGACGGATGCCATCAACGGTATCCCGCTATGCTGAGACGCCCGGTCCCGATCATAGACGTGGATGATGTCCCGAGCCGAAATCCGTCGGCTTTTGGGCAATCGCCAATCTCCCCCCGGATGGCTGGCCAGGATACGATAGGCCACGGGACGGCCCGTGGCCCGGTCCATTTCGATCCCGCGAATAATCGGATTGCCGGATGAGGACTCGGTGCCATCGAGAGACGTGTCGAGCATGTCCAGCTCGATGACTTCGAGTTGAAGAGGGAAGACTCCAGTGGGGGAAAAGACTCGGTGGACAATGACGCCGCCGTCAGTCCACAGATGACGCAGGATCAGCCGTTGCAGCCCATAGAACGTCGAATGCCCGGAAACATCCGCCGCCCGGACAAACCGCCGCCAATGCCGCTCAACCTCGTCATTCAACCGACGACGGGGCTTGCCATTCTTCTGTTGAGCCCGAAACTGGAGACGGATGCCCTGACGGACAACGTTGTCAACGATGCGCCTGACGCCGCCTCGAACGTGAGGATCATTCCGAACCATGTCGCGGCAACGGGCGACAATCGTCTCATGCTCCCGCCGAATCTCCACGTCGGCCGGTTGGCGCCGGGGACGCCACTGAGAATTCGGCCCGGACGGAGCCGCCGCCTGATACGAATATGCCCTATAGCAGTCCCGGGCTACGCGGTAGCGCGCCGCCGCCGCCGGAGAAAACAGTGAAACGGCACCGGAGACAATCCGTGTCAGCGCCCGGTAGGTCAGATCAGCGATGCTCACCGCCGCCCCCCGAAAACAGCCTGAGTGTGGGAATAGCCGTTACCCCCCTCAGCCATGGCAACCCGCTGTTCGAGCGATCTGATTTCTCTATTGATTTCAGATAGATCCGCCCGAGTAAACGCCCGTTTGCCAATCGTATAGGACTGTCCCCCTTCCAGGATTTTGAGCCGGGCCGCTTTGAGCGCGGCGAGATCGGATTTGAGCTCGACAATGTTCATGCTTCACATACTATCCGCTCAACCGTCTGATTCGCAACCGATCCGGTACTAAATTAGTATGGTACTATTTTTTAGCCCCCCTCGGTTATGGATAATTGTTTTTATGTATGCCGAAAAATGATCAAAAAGGTCAAAGATATCAACGGGCAAGAATTATCTTTAGGCCGATTAAAAAAAAGTGG